TTTAAAAATACCATGGATTTTACATACAATATCGACTGGTGTGTGGGTTCCTTCGTAACAAACATAACTATAATCATACACATTCCCATGTATTTTTCTGGCTTTTCGTATAAATTGTTCAGTGGTTTGCTTACTCATGTCTTAACCTTATTGTGCTTCAAATTCAATGTTTAAGTCAAAAGAATCTACTATTTTAAATTCATTGTATCTTAATGTTGAGTTTATCGTTACAGCATTTTGGTCATAATCTGGTGTTACTTCAAGTGTAACAAGTGTAACACGAGGATCATAATAAAATACTGATTCTAATTCGTCATATAATACATCTAATGTATCTTCGTCAAGTGGTTCAAATAACATATCAGGAACCAATGTCCCAAAGTCAGGCATCATCACACGTTCACCTTTACGGGTGAAAATGTGATTCAATAAATCTAATTTGACAAGTTCAATATCATTGATAGCAAAACTACCAGTTTTTTCGTATTCAAAACTTGAAAATCCCTTATATAAAATTTGTCCCATATTTATCCTTCCACAATGTCTATGTATTTATAGCGAGGAGACAGCCGAAATTATCGTCTCCAATGTGGTCCTCTATCATTAACATCATCCAATTCCTGTACACCCACAAGATCATCAGTATAATCCAACTCAAGAACATGAGAATTTCCAGAATCATTATCTGATGTTCCTTTATCCATCATAATACGTCCCCACGGTTCATGCTGTGGAATACGATTTGTCCAGTATGAATGCGTTTCTGCTGCGGCTTCAGATAATGTGGCTGTTGGACCATTCAAATGAATATCTGGCCCACCTGTTAACATCATATCTCCTCCAGAATTGAAATGCATTGTGCTTGATGATGATGCTCTAAATTCGGTAGCTGTTTTTAAATTCATATTAGTATCAGACTCAATGAATGTTTGTTGAGCTGAATGAGTTCTTAAATTTTGTTCTGTGCGAATATTAATATCTTTAGCAGAATGAATGCGTGTTTCATCACCACTATACATATGAATACCTTTTTTTGCATGTACCCGAAATGTTTCATCAGTTGAGAAATTTATATCTTTTGCTGCATGAACAGATATACGGCGTTCACTATGAATATCTATATTACCACTCTGGTCCATCTCAATCCAATTATTTCCTTCGGCGGTGGATATATAAATTCGTTCATTTGTATCATCAAGAACAATCTGGTGTCCTGTAGTCGTACGAAAACGCATCCGACAATTTTCTGGACGGTCATCCATGGACATTGCATGAAATCCAGGAGTAGTCCAAGAGTATGTTTGTGAATCGTATACTTTAGTTGTGAGATCTGACTCTTCTTCAGGATCTGTTCTATTAAGACCATATCCTTGGCGATATTCAGTTCCGTCATGTTCCTCATCTTTATCATCAGCCAATACACTAAATACTTGTCCCGCTTCTACAATTTGTTTATCAACAGCAGCAACTGAATAGTCAGCACCACGAGTTCTCCACTCATGATTACCGGCAGTGTCTTTACCGAATGCTTTTTTGAAATTAGTATATAATGGTTCTATTGCTGTTTCTTCGTTAGATAACGGTCCTTCAGGTTTGCGGTTTCCTGGTAATGCGGTTACATCATCTTGAACAGTAAAACGACCATGCGGCATAGAATGAGGTGTGAATTGACCATATATGCATCCTAACCATACTCGTATAAACGGGTTGCCGTCAACACAAGCGACAACGACCTGCGCTCCAACTTTTGGTATGTTCCACATTCCATAAGTTACATCAGCTCCAGTATCTCCATTACCATTTCCAGACCCACGCGTAAGGTTATCATGTGTGCCACCGAACGGGGACATATATAATGCCCAAGGAATATCACCAGTCTCTTTGTTTTCATTATCGCCGAGCGTAGGACAAAGAACACGGACACGTCCCATTTGTTGAGGATCATTCGTATCAACCACAACACCGGTTGTTATGTTATCAAAGGTGTTTTTATCTTCATCGCCGTGTAGTTGATTACGTGCTCGTTCACCTATACCATACCCTATCATTAGTTTGATCCTTTTTCTGTTTTATCGGCTTTCTTTTGTTCTTCGTCTTCTGTTGTTACATATTGTTCTAATGGCAAGCTTAGCATTTCAATTACTTGTGTAAACTCTCCTCCAGAGAAAACATGCTCAACTTCAATAATATAATACCACCCATCATACCAAAATTTCTGTGAGTAATCAGTATCATTATCATCTGACGGCATGAAGATATTAACTTTAACTAAACCAGGAGATGTTGACCATTCTCTAAAAATATTATTATCTTGTTGTACTAAGTTTGGCTCATCTATAATATCTGCTGGAAGTTGTGCCATGCTATTTAATAATGCAGGGTTTCCAACAATTTTAATTTTTGCATCAAGCATCTCTATTGCAGCATGTCTCGCTAATAATGATTGAAAATCAGTAGATTTGAGTGGAAAATTAGTATTCTTATCTTTCGGTCTCTTGACTATTGAAGAAAAAGGTATTGGTGTGTTTATTCTTGGTCCCTTTGATGGGTTGTCTGCACGAGCATTGGGTGAACTCCCACTCCCAGTTTGCCCTTTCTTTTCTGATTCGTTTTGAGAAGATAAAGTACTATCTGCAGTCGTTATAGTTTGAAAAAACATTAACCCCATCTGCATCTGAATGTTGAACTCAAGTATATCAGTATTCTTTCCTGAGAAGAAGTAATCAAATACAATAGCGTTTCCTTCTTTGACAAAATCCGCATCATTATCATATATTCGTTCAATTGTAGATGTAGGAACCTCTGTTCTAATAATTTTATATATTACTTTATAATCTTCTTTATCTGAATCAATCGTTGATGTAATTTTAGGTACGTATTTCTTTCCATTGGTGTTCCGACCAACTGCATCATCTCCATATTGTGTGCTTCTTTTTAATATATCAAATATTGCAGATTCTATGGAAGGCTTTTGTGCGAATCCCAATATGCCAGCTTCACCTTTTGCCAACCCATGATTTTTGAGATATTCTGGATCTTGATCAACGGTATATTCTGAATAGTCTGGGCCAAGTATAATCTCATATTTAATCGGACGACCAACCAAAGGTCGTCCGCTCTCCTCAGCTGATTTTTTTAACTTGTTGTAATGAGTCATATAGTGTGTATTGATTATTCCTTCAAGTAAGGAAAAACTTTTCTTTAAACTAGGATCAAGCTTGAGTGATGTTCTATCAGCGCCAGCTACATATTGTGGTAATTTTGCTGCACCGTTTGTTATGCTAACAAATTCAATTGAGTATACTGAACCAGTAACATCAAATACTGATGATATATCAGTCATGAGAAAGGCTATCGGCTTGATTGTTGATATATAATCAACAGATTCTCTATCTGCATCTCCAACAAAAAATGTTTTTAAAAGAAAAACCAATCCTGTTGGGTCGGTTTCAAGAGTATCACAGGTGGTACTTATTACATTGAGAAAATTAACACCTCGTGGTTCTGATATCTCCATAGATCCTTCAACAGCAAAAGATGCAAATTGTTCAACTTCTTTTTTACTAGGTTGAGGTGCAATTACTGATATCCACTTAACCTCATCTATAACAAAATCTGAATCAACGAGGCCATTAGCTATAACTACATAACCACCCGAAGATACATTTTTTTTCTTATGGCGATTTTGTGTCTTGTCGTATAAGTAATCATACATGTTAACAGTTTTAGCAAGTTCTTCAGCTACACTTGTATTTTCGCAAGCAACGAGAACATGATGATATGAGTATGTACGGAATTTAGATAGTTTATTTTCTGGATTGGACATAGCCGTTCTCTGTTATATAAAATTGCCAGTATTTTGTTTAGTTGTTAAGTCAAATAACACTCGTTCACGTGATGGAATTATTATTTCTTTCCCTTCAACAAACTCAGTGTTAATATCAAGTATATTATTATATTGAAGAACAATCCACATCAGGCTAGTTTTTCCATAGAAGTCATATGCAACCATATCCGGACGTCTGGCGTACCGTGGTGATAACGTTACTGATATATCATCATCAGCAAATGGAAACGCTTGACGATCCCACCACCCAAGACGGTTAGAATAAACATCCGTCACTCCACCTTGTGTGTATCTACTATATCTTTCTTTTATTGAAGAATCTGACATATTGTCTCCTTAGAATCCTGGTAGTCGTCCATTCTTATAAGCAAACAAATTAAAATCTGCATACTCTTTGGGTGAGTGAGTTTC